CTATTTTTTCTTATATCTAAAACGAGATCTTTTATAAAGATGCTTAACATAAAATGCCATATGAGCATCAGACTTCCTTTTAAACCATAAAAAAGTCATAGGACCTAACAATGCATTCATAATTAAATTTTCATCACCATCATATACGGGTGTACATAATCCCATTCCTAACATTTAAAACTCCTCATTATATAAATTTAAAGATACAATCTCATCATGCAATAAACCACGCTTGATCATTACATTTTTTGTATGTCCATAATGCTGAAGATTTACATTTTCAATATCTTCATCAATATTTTTAAAATAGTCATACAAATCTAAATTTTTCATTTTATTAGGTGATTTAACACCCTGCTTAACTACATTTCCATTGATATAAAACATGTCAATACCATCAACAACCAAAGGTATATGATTATGAACTTTTTTATTAGTAAATTTCTTAGGTACCTTTTCAAATTTATCAAATTTTAGTGTCTTTTCTTTTTGCTCATCAATTGAAAGTTTAAAATATTCATCAGGGTATAAAGATTCTTTTTTCTTTGCACCGAACTCTTTAACAACCTTATCACCGTAATAAATCTTATATAAGCCTCTGTCGTAAAGAAGGGTACGACCTGAATACACATCTTCAAACTTGAAATAATCATCATCCTTAGACCATTCACAATGACCACCCTCAGCGTTAGCGATATCAGTTAAGTAATACCAGTCGCTTTCTAAAGGTTGAATCTTTTGAAAAACCCATTGAGGAATAATCGTATGAGAAGTTACACAGCGAGGTATACGATGATAAACAAACCAAGCTTGCATATAATCCATAGTTTTTTGATTCTTTAAATCCATAAAAGACTTAGTCACATATTTAAGAACATAAGCAGAGGGTTTATTAATATCCCATTGAAAAGATTCTAATTGTCCTTTATCACAACCCCTAAGAGGTTTAGAATTTCGAGAAGCACTAAAAGACTTTGTGAACTGGTCTTTAATTTGTGCCATGTAATCAATAGGAACATAAAACATCATGTGAAAGTGTGGTACACCATCCTTATGAGGTTCAACAGTTCTTATATACGAATACTTAAGACCTTGTTTACGCATAGCCTTAAAAGGTGCAGAAGCTAAGAATAGTTTCATTTGATAATTTAGAATATTATATAAGTCTTTAACATTAATTTTTTCATTGTTTACAATACGATCAAAAATATAATTAGTTTCAGGATTATTTGGAATCTTAGTAACTGCCTTTTTAGCTCTTAAATAAAGCTTTTTTTCTTTATCACTCTTACGAGCGATTTTTTTAAGCGAATTAAATTTTAATAAATGATTATAAAATCTCTTATTATCATTCTCATGTAATAAATCCCTATAAAAGCCATCAAGCGTTGAAGTAATAAAAACAGGTACTAAACCAAGCGTTTTAGTAAAGTCAGTCATAGTATTAATCTTATTAACTAACTGAGCGTAATATCTTAATGAGTGGTTAGCGTGATGCGAAACATCAAGTAAAGATTTAATTTGACCATTCCCAGTAATAAAAGTTGTTTCCTCTAAATATTTCTTCTGTCTATCAATTTTATTTTGAACATAACTTAAATCATTTGAAGTTAAACCGTAGTTTTCCATTGTGTCACCCTTTTAATATTTTATGTTTCTAATCTGTAAACTTGTGTTAAGTTGACAAGGAGCCATTCGCCTTAGTAAAAATTGCTTCGCAATTTTGCACCTGTGGCGAACGTCTCAGGCTAAAAAAATGAATTAATTGAGCCCGTATTATTATCATCTTTAATTTCATACATTTCTAAAAATTCTTTATCTGTTTGATAACAAAAATCAGTAAAAAAGAAATGTTTTTCTTTATACGCTAATTCCATATTGTGACGCTCTTTATAAAAAGTAAATTTATTCATAGAAAAAACATCATTCTTGTAAACACAAGAAGCTTTACCACATCTAAAACAAACTACATCCCTTAAATCATTAACTACATCAATAACAAAAGGACTAGAAGTAGAAGAAGAAATATTCATAACTGGAGGATCATCATCAAAAAAAGAAGAAACATTGTAAATCAAAAAAGAAAGAAGTAAAAACATAGCCAACAAATATACATATATCTTAGGAAAAGCCAACTGAGGCTTACCGCAGTCATATTTATCAAATATCCATGTCGGAATCCAAACCTGTTTAATAACAGGCTTAGAACCTTTAAACTGAGTATATTTATCATAAAAAGCATACTTAAATAATTGAGGATGCAAACGATTCGAAGCATCAGCAGCCGCAATATAATGTTTAACAGTCTTATCATTTTTAAATGAAGGAGAAATTTCAGTTAAATCATTCTGAATTAAAATCATATCTTGATAAATATGACGGGAATAATTAAACCACTTAGCCATATATTTCTTATGCTCATCAAAAAAATCAGCTACTTCATCAATAACAATTAACACATGATTAAACTGAAAACCTTTAATATCAGAATACAAATAAGATATAAGTTCCAAATCAAATTCAGACTCTACATCATCAAACTCAACACCTAGAGCTACATCATCCCAAAACTTATTAAGTACCTTATCAATAGACTGTATATGCTTAGAAGCCTCTAATAAAGTAGCCTGCGCCAAAGCACACTTATCAATAATGTCAAAATTTAAAAACTCTAACATACCACCAAAATCATCTTTATTTAAACCACTAATATTTGAATAAACTTTCTTATAACCACTTGTAAAATCTGAATCTTTAAAAAGAGGTTTTTTTATTTGACTGTTCGGCACAATTGAATATATGTAAGCAACAGCAAGAGCCGTTTTACCACCACCAAGGATTCCATTTATATATTTAATCATTTGATAGTCGCTTTAAAATAGATTATGTAACTTATATTTTCAACCTTATCAATATCATGGTTAAATAAGTTTCCAACTAAAGGAACAGCGGAGAGATAAGGCACAGAAGCGTTATAAGTGACATCATTAGAAGTTGTTAGACCAGCGAGCATAATTTGTTCACCATCTTTAATGTCAAAGGTTGAAGTGAAGGTATGACCACCTATAACAAGAACATCTAAAAGAGGTTTATATTCTATAAGCTCAGAAATAACAAACTTAAAATCTAAAAGAGCATGACCATTCAATATCTTTGCAGAACAATCAAGCGTTAAACCAACATCTAACATTTCATATTGTTTAGATGAATATTCACCTGAATTTCTAACTGAATCAGTAGAACTTGAAACAATCCTTATTTCTTGACCAGCTTTAAAAACAGATGTACCATTATCCATAATCATCATATTAGGACGAGTAACAACATGAGCCGCTCCCGATTCTTTCAAAAGGTTAATAAAAAAAGAAACATCACCCAGTTCATTTATACCACGAGAACTTATAAGTTCTTGAACTGCTACATTGTTATTCACATTAGTAAAAAGACCAATATCAAAGCTTCCTATACTATTAATAGATGAAGCTATTGAAGTAAAGTCAATACCTATATCTTCTAATTGCTGCTCATTAACACTAATAATTTCACCTTCTAAATAAACATGTTTAACTTCCGAAAGAGTAGAAACATATCTCTTGAAATTATGGAACATATCAACATCAAGATACTTAACAATAATTTGAGAACCACCAACATTCACCAATTCAGTATTAAAAAAAGAAGCTAACTTTTCTAATTTTTCATAAGGAATATTATTATATTTTATATATTCAAATTTAAATTTCTTCTCAGGTCTTTTATTTAAATAATAAATATTCCCAAGCTTAGAAAGTAAATAACCATTTTCAGAAATAATAATTCTAAAAGCATTTAATGAAATTCTAGGACTTAAAACACTAAAAAAATAAAAATTACTCTCTATATCAATCTTAGGATCTAAAATAATATTAATATGATTTGACTCACTAACATGATTAGCCAACTGGTGTAAAGAAATCTTAATCGATTCAGCATATAAAGTTAAAGAAATTAACAAAATTAAAATATGTTTCATGGTGTCACCCTTTTATTTATAAAATTTATCTAATGAAGCATTAGATTAGCAGCTCTATGAATTTCAGTAGCTGATTTATCTGCTATACCTCTTAGAAAGTGCAATAATTTAAATTGAAACAACATAAAAAGCATAAGTAAAAAAAGACTTATAACATCAGCCATTGCCTGCATAACACCCGAAGCAGAAGCAACTTGAAAAGCAATATTAGTTGAAGAAGAAGCTTCTGTAAATTTATCACTAACAGTCTGAAAACCATTATAAAAATAAACAAAAATAGTAATCGCAAAAGTAAAAGAAGTTATATACAAAGTCCAAGACACAACAGATACAACAACTGCTAAAGGAAAGATAGTTGCTAACATAGCGACCTTCTTCGTTATCCAAGCAACAGCAACAGCTAAAAAGCCAACAACAACAGGTAACGCCATAATTACTCCCTCATTCCTAAAAATAATTTTGAACCAGCCACCATCACAGAAAACAAACCTAATAAATAAACAATATTATAAAAAAATCCACTATAAGGAGATACTTTCTTACAAGTATCAAATTCATAAGTTTTACCACGAAAAGACAAAGGAGTATTACAAGAAGTTTGAGCAGTAGGAACAGGAACAACAATACCTGTATCAAGCATTGATTTAGTATTTTCATAAGATGTTTTTACATTCTCATAATCACTTTTAATATTATCTTTGAACTCAATAAATTCATCTAAAATAGAATCATAACCATCTAAAGCACCTTCCAAATCTACTAAGCCAGTGCCATTAGAATCTTCAGTTCCTGTAGTATTTGAATCACCAGTACCTGTACTTGTACCTGTTCCATTTGAATCATTTAGTCCATCAATACCATCTTTAATGCCATTTAGAGCTTCTAAAAGACTTGCATTTTCACTTGAATTGATTGCAGAAGCATCATTAATTGCCGATGTCGTAGAATTGATATTAACTGAGAGATTATTAGTCGTTGTATTCAAGGCATCTATTTTTGATGCGATAGTGTCTAATTTAACATTTGAAGTATCTATCTTTGAAGCGACTGTATCTAGCTTAGTATTTGTAGTATCAATTTTAGAAGCAACCGTATCTAACTTTTCTTTTATTTTCTCTAATTTTTGATTTTCTAAATCTAAGAGATCATTTGTTCTATCTTGTTTAGCTTCAGTTGCAACTTTAGAATTATTTATAGCATCTAACATTTGATTGCCTGTATCACCTTGGGTTACATTACTATCAGAGCCAACAGTACAACCTACTTGAGAAGAAGAAATAATACGTCTATTATATAAATCAGTTGTTTCACAATAGTAAACATCATAACAGACACCATCATATATTTCTACAATTTTAGGTTTTTCAACACAAGCAGTATTCTCAGGATTATCAGGAGAAACACAACCCCTAGAAGCATAACTATATAACTTACCATTAACACAAGAACTTAAAAAGCCTAAACACTTAGGAGTACAAACATAAGAATCCATTTTAGAATAAAAAGTAGAAGAACCATCCACAGTTGGATATCTATTTAAAGTATCAGTAATACAAACAAAATTTGAAGACTGAGCAACAATCTGCCAACCTAAAGCATCAGGATTTGTAGGATAAGTATCACACTTAGATTTATCCGTTTCAGTACCTTCAATATTATCAGGAGTTGAAGAACCATCATTAGGATCTGAACCAGCCGATATCTCATCTTCATCAGAAACACCATCATTATCAAAATCAGCCCAACACATATCAGTATCAGAATTCCAAACAAATTGAATTGGACATTCAGGGTCCCCATCATTAGAAGGGATACAAGTATGTGACCCTCTATCCCAAAGTTCATCCAATGAACAATATTCAGGGTCAATACAAACATTTGAACCTTCTACCGAATACTTTGGAGAAACACATTCAGGAACAATATCATAAAGTTTAGTATCATTTCTAATAGTTTTATAATTAGCATCATAATAAGCAATACCACCATAACAACCAGAACCAAGTTCAACATAAGTAGAAGTGGAATAAGTATTATTTATTAAATTACAACCATCAGAATCATTAGAAACATAAGTATTACTAACACAAGAATCAACACCTGTCGTATCAAGTCTTAAAACTAATTTATTATCTCCAACACAGGCAATATCTGAATATAACAAAGAACTTATAAATAGAAAACTATATAGTAAATGCTTCATATCGAAGAAACCAAGATAGCTATAAGAGCAAAAAAACCAAAGAGCATTAAGAGCATATAAAAATAAAGTGAAAAGAAAAAATTGAAGGTAATATCTTCTGTAACTTCTATTATTTCAAATGCAGATGCATCAATAGAAAAAAGAATAAATAACAAGATAACAATAAATATTTTCATTATGTTCTTCTTCCTGTAAGTTGAACCAAAATCAAAGTGACCAACAAAAAAGTAAAGCCAACTAAAGAACCAGCAAGAGCCATTTGATTTGTGTAATCCAATTGAGTCATATTAAGAAACTGTGCGGCACATTCTTGAGAATAAATACCTGTTTCAACTATATAGACAGAAGTACTATCACAAGAAGCAAAAGAAGATGTAATAAGAGTTATACAAATAATTAAATATTTAAACATTAGTATAAGCCTTCTTAATCATTTTAATTAAATATTTAAATGAAAGGATACCGACGAAAAAGCCCGTCAATGTAACGAAAATTACACTTAAAGCTAAAAAGTCAATACCCAACATCACTAAATCTTTTTAGCCATCTTCATGATAACACCAAAGCCGATTACACCAAGAGTTGCTAATAATGCAAATCCCCCACCGTTAGCAATAGAACCATCAATATCCGCCTGAGCAGAAGCAGGTAAAGTAACTGGAGCCGCCATAACAACATTAGCAGCTGTAAAAGCAGCAACAACTAAAACTTTTTTCGAACGTGAAACAATGTTTTTGATGTTTTTCATCTAAAACCCTTTGTATTAAAGTACCGTGTACTCCACGGCTCGACACCCTACAAATGATGCCTAGTGATAGAGTACATATTTAAGAGGTATATTTAATCCTCTTGTAACATTCTTTTAAGAGCGTGCAATTAGGTAAAGGATAAATCCTTTATGTGTTTTTGTTTGACAGATGCTTAACTTCGTATTTAGCTTTTATCATCTGTAAACTACCCTTACTCACAACGCTCCGCTTTATTTTGTTACCTTGATTTACTTCATCCTGATTAAGAGGTATATTTAATCCTCTTGGTATAGTCTTTTCAATAATGTTCTTTTTTGTAAGAAGTTCATTATGTTTTAAAGAATTGAAGTAAATCAT